TTTCAGTTCGGGTTCCGTGTGTTCTGCCTCGTCAGCATACCTGGGGTTAACCCACTGCGCCACAGGCTCCACCTCTTTTTGGGCAGCGGGCGGTATAGACTCCGCTTTTGCCACCGGCTCAGGCGGAACAGCAGCGGGCTGTTTGGCAACGGACTTTTCTGTGTCCGCTTCCGGCTGTTGTGCGGCGGGTGGCTCTGCGATCGGAGGGACAGGTGGAACAACTGCCTGTTGTACTGGCTGTGGTGCAGCGGGCTGCTGCACCGTAGGCGGCATATAGTATGTACCCTGTTGCTCATGCTGGGCGTTTTCCTGCTCATCTGCGGGGATCAGTTTTAGCACCTTGGTAAGAATGATGTAATAAATCACCAACAATGCAACAGACACAACCAGGAACGGCGGAAAAGCTGCACAGGCGAGCAGTGTTGCTACAACCAACGGCGGCAGCGCATACAGTAAAATCTTGTATGATTTTTTCACGCCTTATCCTCCAGGTTGCGGTTGATATTCGCAAGCAACTTAATGATGATCCAGTTCTGATTGAATATCGCTTCCTGCATGGAGTTAATATTCAACAGCACCGGGCTATAGTCATTGGACAGTACGCTGCCAACAGTAATGGCCGCATTCCCCTTAAAGGTCTCTATGATCCTGTTGAGTTCGTGTTCTGGAATATCGTCGGCGTACTCCTCCAGGTGGTACTTTTCGATGAATTCGTCACGCTTAGCCTTGGCAGCCTCTTGTTTCTTTCTCTCCTTTTCTTCTGCTGATGTAAACAGACCCATTTCTTTTTCCTCCTATTAAGTAATTACATCTATAATCACGGCACGCCGTGGATTATGACATTCCACATTCAAAGTAGAATTCCAACGCCTTATGGATGAATTCTTCCGTCACATTGAAATACTCGGCCAACTCGTAAGGCTCCAGGCCCTGGCGCAGCTGCGCCTCCAGCTCGGCCTTGGGGATCAACTTTTTTACCGCCCACTTATCTGCCCGGCGTTCGTGCTTACTGCGCCGGTCAAGCGGGGCATAT